CTGACTTGCAGCGTATTCAAATGCATATTTAGCAACCATGTCAACTGCGTGCAATCTAGCAAGCTTAGAAGACTCTGCGTCTCCTACTCCATTGTTCCTAAGTTCTTTAAATTTATCAACAAAAGAATATCTGAACATATGTTTTCTTAAAAAGTTTTCAGTAACTCTTTGCAATACCGCTCCTTGACCAGCAGCTGATGATAAAATAGAATCAAAAGTTCTCCAAGCTTTTCCTTCTTTATATTGCAATACATAATTGCCTTGAGCATTCTCTCTTAATTCTATGTTTTTTGTTTTTACACCTTCAGTTGGCAGCAATCCTTCAGTAAAAATAGGAGATGCCATATCTTCAAATTTAAATCCTTGTTCTTCCTCAGCTTCTCTAACTTTCTGTCTAATTTCTTTATTTTCAAATTTATTCCAATTACTAAGGTATCTTGTAAATGCTAAATTACCGACACCTTGAACATAGTATAGACCAGATAATGTATTTCTAGTTGCTGTACCAACACCAAATCCAAGTTTAGATAAAAATTGAAACCCAGTTAAAGTTCTTACCATCTTATTAACCCAGCCTGGCCTGTCCTTATGTCCATTTTCAGCTAATTTAAAAGTATCAGCAACGTAATCAGACATAGCCTCAGCTGCTTTACCATCTTTAGGAAGCCCTTTCATTCCCTCAAAGTAAAGAGATTTTAAATGCTGAGCTTTGTTAAATGTAATAGCATCAATAGAATATTTTCTCAGAACTGTAATTGGATTCTTTAAATAATTTTCATATGGAGCAGATTTTCTAAATCTAGCAGATGAAGGAGTTCCCATACTTCCTCTCATTTCAGTTAAAATACCAGCTAATTCTGAAATATCTTTATCTGCATTTTTATACCCTTCTTTATCAGCTCTTTCCATTACTCTTTCTAAATGTAAAAATCCTTCAGATAAATAATGAGGAAAGTAATTACCATTTTTCTTTCCGTCTTCTATAGCTTTTATTTCTTCCTTTATTTTATCAAGGTATCCCTTAACTTTTTTACCCATACCAGTTTGTAAAGCAGATTTTTCCATTGTTCCTAAATATCCAAGTTGAATAACATCGGAATGTTTTTTAAGCCCAGATACAAGAACATTGCCCATATCGTTTAAAAGAAGTCTTGATATTTTACCAGCTTCTACTATATGATTAGAAAATGGAACTCTTTTACCATAATCAAGGCTATTAGGGTCTTCAATAAGTCTACCTTCGGATATTTCTTCAGGAGTTTTTTCTAAATATTCTACAAGTTCTTTTAAAACTTCGCCACCCTTAGAACCTAAAAGTTCTTTTATGTCTTTTACAATTTTATTAGCTCTTCCAGATTTGTAATCAGAAGTTGGGTTATTAATTTCTAAAACTAATTCATTTTCAAGTTTTTCTAATTGCCTTGTTTCTTTTATACCCGGTATAAGACTGCTTCTATTTGGATTTCTAGATAGAATTTCAGTTCTTAATAATTTAGATATTGCTATATGTGAACTAAGATATTTAGTGAATTGATTTCTTTCATAATTTGTAATAAAGTTTATTTGCTTATTTAAATGATTAGTGATAGCATATTTTTGCATCACACCTCTTCTAACAAATCCATATTTTTCTAAAAAATTAAACTTAGGATTGTCAAGTTTTTTTGATTCCCTTACAATTTCATTTTTTATCCTTCTAAAATCTCCACTATTAAATCCAGTATATGATTCAATAGCTGGCTTATAAGTACCTCTCCATACTATTTCATCAAACATTTTCCTACCTAAATTGTCTTCAGCTTTGCCATAATGCTTAGTAATAGAATCACCTAATTTATAATCTTTACCCTCAAAATTAATTTTTTCACCATTAAATAATCTTTTCATTAATCTAAGATTATCTGATGTAAATTGTTCTTTCTCAGATAGTGTTACACATTTAGGCATTTAACATTCCTTCTCAATTCTTTTAACCAAATCTTTTTCTCCAATGTAATACTCTAAATTGTTTTGTATTTTTTCATAAGTACCACGTTCTTTTACAAATTGTAAATCACCATTTTCATCATATCTTTTTCTAGCTCTAGATGACATAGATTCAATTTCAGTTCCATAATGATGTCTAAACGCTGGGTCGTGTAAATAACCTCTATCTAATGCTAAGTCAAACAATGGGTCATCTAATTGCTTTGATTTTCTACTTCTATATAATTGCGATGTAAATGCATCTGTAACTGTATCTGACAATACATTATCGTACCTTCTTCTATAATCTTTTCCATATATACTTGCTATTCTATTTAAAGTATCAGCATGCCCATTATTAACCAACCATCTACTCATAGCTTTAAACATTCTTTTATTAACTTTTACAACTGGCAACTTAGCTCCACCAGCTGTGACATATGAATTAAAAACTGGGTCAGGTTTCATCATGAATCTAACTAAATCAGTAACTTGATTGTTGTCTAAATTAATTTCAGACTTTCTTCTCTCAGGATTAGTCCACCTATCCATAAAGACTTTAACCATAGCATCTTCTAAAGCTCTATCTAGAACCCAATTTTCTTGAGCATTTGGATTCTTTTTATTAAATCTAAATGTTTCAGAAGCCATCGCTCCAAGAGTTTTCTGTAAATTTTCTTTTTCTAAAACAAATCTAGACATTTGTCCTTCATTTCTAAATCCTAAATGACCTATTTGAACATCTCCAGTAGCCTCAAGCATAGCCCACCCGTCAAGAGCTTCACTTGTTTTAATAGGTTGACTAGTGATTGGATTTTTCATAACGTAATAATCACCTTTGCCATACCATTTTCTTGAACCAGATTTAACATATCCGACTTCTTGAAACCTTGTTAATCCATTTTGATTTTTTGTTTTCTTATATACAAACATTAAATTATTTCCATTATTGTTTATATATCCACCTTTAGAACTTTTCGACAAATTAAATCTTCTTATATTTAATCTCTCACTGGTTTTTTTAAAATCTTGAGGATTCTTTATAACTTTTTGAACCATAGAACTTTCCAAATCCCTAAGATGCTCAGATATGTGTTCTATATGTGTAATCTTTCTTTTTGCTCTATGATGACTTAAATCAAGATGTTTACCTGCTTTATTAACAAAGTTTTGCAAACTCTGTTTTTCAATTCTAAATGATTCTTGCAATAGAGCATATCTCTCTAAGCTTTTTACACCAATATCTTGACCATTTCTTAAATTTTTATAAAATTTATCATACCATCCACCTTCAAATATCCCATCTGATTCATTTAATTTTTCAGCAATTCTAGAATCACCGCTAATAGATAATAATATATCTAAATTTTCTATTGCTCTACCAGCTTCCATAAAAGCCTTATCTCCTTTTGGAGACCTAGATTGAGTAAACCCATTAAAACTTTTTTTACTTTGACTTAATTCCATTACCAATCCACCAGCAACTGTTGAACCCATAAATTCACGATTCATAGTAGGAGGAATGTTAAAAATTGATTCAGTTGGAATTAAACTTTTATATCCATTTTCCTTTCTAAATGCTTTAAGCTTTTTCATATCCAATGTTAAGTCTGCATATTTTTTACCAAAAAACATTCTATTAAGAGCTTCTCTCATTTTTACATTTTCAGGGCTTGTTCCTCTATATTTAAAAGACAATGAATCGTATATATATTTATTTGGATTAGCTGCAAAATCGTAATAATCACCTCTAATTTTTTGTATCTCTTCAGAGCTTGGTGGCCTTCTCCCAGATACATCAAAAACATCAGTTAATAATCTCTGTGGTTTATTCATTTGTCGTATAAACTCAAGGATAGAAGACTTTAATATTTCTTGTTGTTGAGGGTTTTTAATCTTATCAAATCCTTTAAAAAATCCATTAAAGTTTTCCATTCCAAAATTCTTTTCCATTTCTGGAGTAAGATTATAAAGCTCAGGTTTTTCTCCAAATAATAAATATCTTGTAATTTGCTCTGATGGAGAAGCTCCTGCGAAATTAGGTCTCTTAGCGGAGTCTATTATAGATTGTAAAACATTTTTATATGTTTGAAGAAATTCAGAAACTTCCTTTGTTCCTTTTGCGTGAGTAATTCCCATATCTTTAAGTGATATAGTAAAATTATCAGCTGTTTCATTAAATCTTAATATACCAGATAAAGAAGTTGACAACTTTTTAACTGCTCCAAAGTTTGCCTTAGATTGTAAAAACATTTTATTATGAGCATCAAACGAATCCCCATGCTGAGTTCTACTTCCAGCTCTTCCAGAACTGTTGCTTGTTTCAAAAAAGTTTAAAGGAGTTTCTATTGATGGAAATTGATATGCTTCTATTGAATGGCCTGCAAATTTATGCAATTCTTTACCCATTTTACTTGGAGACATATTGTAACTAAACATAGCATCAACATCAAAATCAGCTTGATGTATTTGAGCTATATCAAAAACATTTACGCCAACTATATTACCTTGTTCCCTTCTGTAGAATCCTTCCACTCTATGAACTCCAACATCTCCACCTAAATTCGGCATTCTCAATGAAAGAGAACTAAGATATATTCTATTGTTCTTGTCAAACTGATTTTTAAGATTATGGTCTCTTAGATTATTATGTAGTTGCCCAAAGAGAGGTTTATTATATTCAGTTTCCATACTTTTTTGAATATTTTCTATCTTATTTATTTCTTGTTGAATATTTCTATCAGTTATTTTAGCCTCTCCAAGAGGGTCATATAAAACCCATTCGCCTTTTTCTTTTCCTAATCTAATATCTCTTCTAGTTTTTGATTTAACTGAAGGTGATGATATTAAATATTGAATAGTATCAAAATTATTTATAACTGCATCTTTTCCAAATCCATCCTCATGAGATAATTTTTTACCACCAGCTTTAATAAGTTCCTTTACGCCAGTGTTAGGATTTTCTCTATAGATAGGAATAGTTCCATTTACATATGGAGTCAATATCGAATAAGAAGCTCCAGTCGCCTTAGGTTTTCTAAGATTAGACATTAAATTATCAAGCATCATTCTTTTTAATTCTTGATGTATTATAGGTGAGTTAGGGTCTATACCAGATTCAAGAAGTTTAACTGTTAATCCTTGACCAGAATCTTCAATTAATTCATTTTTTTCTTTAAGAGCATTTGTTAAATGCCTTGCAACTCCATGCCTGTCCCCAGCTCCTAATACTAATTCTCCAAGATTTCTTAATCCATCATTTAATGTTTCAGAATACCTTCCAAATTCTTTATAGCTTTGAAATCCTTCTTTATTTAAAAAGTCAGAAAATGAATATGTAACACTTGTTAATCCTTTTCTATCTTCAACTTTGCCAAGATATATATCTTCAAGCTTCATAACAGCTTCGTGTTTTGATTCAGATTTCCCAATAGCTATTTCAGCTAAGTTCTCTACATTTTTACTTGATAAAGAATCGTATTCACCTTTGTTTATTTCAACCATTTCTTTATTAAATGCTTTAGCAGCTGATTCAGTTGTTAGTATATCAACACCTTTTTTGCCCATACTATCAGCTATAACTGGGTCGTATATAAAATTTGTTTTTAATAAAATGCTTTCACCTTCCCTACTAAACCAACCAGTAGGTTTTACACCAGCTGTTCCATACTTATTGCCTTCCTCAGTCCTTCTTCCCTTCATTAAATATAACAAATCAGCTAATCTATGACTAATAAATGATTGAGCGTTTATTGAAGAACTATTCAAACTGCTTAATCTTTTCTCAGCTAATTCAACCATTTCCTTATTATATCCCTCGTATCCATTATCTTTCATTCTTTTAAGTTCTTCTAGAACAATTTTTTCAGCAGATAGAGGGCCTGTTAATTTGCCATTTGAATCTTTCATTTCATCTCTGATTCCAACAACTTTTAAATTTGGATTATCTAAATAAGATGATATAGACTCGGATTGTCTTTCGTTTAAAATGGCTGGTTCTTGTTTAGCATCTAACACTATTTCTCTTAAAAAACTTTCAGAAGCTTGAACCTTAGCTCCAGTTGCTTCAGCTAATCCAACATATTTAAAAAATGATGAAGACAATGTTTTAAGTTGCCCTTCATTTTTAGACGCTGCAACCATTTCATCAAACTTATTAGAAGAAACTTTATCAAAATACAAAGCTCTTACCATAGATTTTATTTCTTGATTAGTAGCTGACTTTTCTGTTCTTTCTAATATATGGTCATATAAATTTTTAAAATTATTTATTTCAGAACGCATTCCATTTGCTTCGTACCATTCTAATTTAGAATTATACCATTCTCTAAATTTAGTATTTAATACCCCAGCTGCTTGGTCTCTTGGAATTACTAATGAACTATTTTGACTAACAACTATTCTTACAGGTTCTCTAAATGGTTCAATGTTTACATCATTCCTATTCTCAATTTCCAATCCTTTTAAATGCCTTAGTATAGTTTCCTGAGATGAATCTTGAATTTTTGCCCGTTGTATAATTTCTTCAATTTTTGGAATAGTGTTTATATCTACTTTTCTACCTTGATGAACTCCAGTGCTTTCTAAATACATAACATCTATACCAAGTTCTTTCATTTCCCTCTTAAAATCATTTATTAAACCACTGCCAACAGTTACTTTATCTAATGATAATGTAGGCTTGCCTCCAAATCCAACTGACAATCTCAAAGAACCTACAGATTCTCTTCCCATTTGATTGTTAATTATTTGAGGATAAACAACTTGTAAAAATTCACTCCATTCTCTTTGATACCCTTCAGTTCCCTCACCATGTTTATTAATAAGGGCTTCAGATACGTCATTTCTTATATCTTGTTTTCTTTGTTGAAGTATTTCCCTATTTAATTTATTCGGTTCAGATTCAAATACGTTTAAAGATTCTTTTAAAGACTCTAATCTAGAATTAAAAGCATCATGCTTCATTGCATCGCTATATCTTCCATATTTATTAGATAATCCAGAAGCTGAAAGAGCTATTTCTCCTTTTTCAACATTGTAGGATGCGTAATCATCCATAGCCTCTCTTATTTTTTCTTGAGTTTCAAAGTATTTTTCTTCACTTACGGAAGATTTCCAAGCTTGATGAGATGATTCTAATATTTTTATAGCCTCTCCAATCCTATTGCTTTTAGCGTATATTCTAAGCATAGCATTTAAATCTCTTGCTTCTCTAGATTCTGTTTCAAGGGGAGTGTCTTTAAAATGATTTCTTAATCTAGAAAGAAGTCTTCCCTTTCTTTCCTCAAATGCAATCCTATCCCTGCTATTGTTTTGCAAATCAAATATAATTTCTTCTAATACTTTATTAGTCCTTCCTAAAGTAGATGCCTGCTCAAGCATTATGTTATTAATAGCTTCAGCTGGACTTTTAACAGCGTTTTCTATTCTTGATTGTTGTTGCTCAGAAACCAATCCCTCAGCTAAAATATCTAAAGTCTTTCCCCATTCCAATTCTCTAATCAATTCTGGTGGATTATTTTTTAATACCTCTATTTGTTTTAAAGCATTATCAAGTCTTTCTGGGCTATCCATTAACTGTCTTTCCCTTTCCCCTACTTGACCTTCTTCTCTAGGTTTATATATTATATCAAATAACTTTGCTATACCTTGTACACTATCAACATCCCGATGAATAGATTCTCTTATCATATCTATTTCTTGAAGATTTCTTTTTTGGAATCCAGCAGTTTCTCTATGAATAGCATTTATAGACATATCTATGTTGTCTAATCTTTCAAAAGAAGCAGTCTTGGAAAATTCTATTTGACTACCAATTAAAGGGTCTATTTCTTTAACAATTTCATCATACTTCCTAATAAATTCTTTATATTCTGGACTGGTGCTTGAATATTGCTCTGACAAAGCTTGCTCAACTGATTTTCTATCAAGAATTTCTATTACATAATTATCATTACCCTTTGGTTCAATAGAGCCTAATTGCCAATCCCTAATTGATTCAATTAATGTAACATGCTTAGCAGTCAAGTTTGGATTCTTTAAAATACCTCCATATATTTCTCTTTTTATACTTTCAACGCTATATCTGTCAAATGTATGTCCTTCCATTTTTAACATATCTATTAAATTTTCAGCATGCTCAAAAGGAATTCCGTCTTTATCTATTTTAAGTTTTCCATTAGACCTTCCGACTCCCCATACATCAGCTAACATTGTTAATTGTTCTTCAACTTCAGTTCTTTTTTCAGATTTTTCAGCCCATTCTTTGTCGGACATCTTTTCTGGTTTAGTAACTGATAGTATATTACCCTCTCTAATAAAATCTTTAGGAGAATTCTCACCCAATACTTCAGATAGAACTTCATGTAATCTAGATTCTCTTTGAGTAAAATCAGAAGTCCTTCCCTGAGCTACATTAACTATTTCTGTTTGTTTTTGTTTTCCCTTATACTGTTTGATTGAATTTAAAAATCCATTTTCATGTATTTCTATCATACCTTTTGGGTAATGCTCGCCAAAATTATTTACTCTTAAACTTTCAACTACATTATTAGCTCTTTCTGATATATTACTAGACAACGATTCAAGATTCTCAACTTGCTCAACGTGTCTTCTTTGTCCTACCTGTTGTGGTATAAAATCCACTAATCCCATTTCAGCTAATATCTCAACAGTACTTCTAAAATTGTTTAATTCATTATATTTTGGGTCAGTATAATGTCTTCCAAATAACCTACCATCATCGTGAAGTCTAGCCATTCTAATTGGCCTATCTATGTCTATTGTTTCTGGCCTTTCAACTTCTAATCCTATTTTTTCAGCAATGTCCATAACATATTCTAAATATGTCTTTGCAGAATTTTCAATCGCTGTTTTTTCTACCTCAGTTTTCCATCTATGGATATTCTGTTCAGATAATTTTTCACCTTTAAAATGACCATCTAAAAGTTCAATAGATTCTAATTTATTTTTAATATTAGTTAATTCAGATAATGTAAAATCTTCAAGTCTTACATTTTTATCATGCTGACCTTCTTCGTGTAAAGACCTCGCTTTAAAAGCTTTGTCATATATTTCAAAAGCTTCTAATACAATTTTAAATTCCTGAGTTAATGTTTGAGTATCTTTAACAGCAGTTGCTGGAGCTTCCCAATCTTTTCCTCTTTGTTTTCCACCTGCTTGTTCAAAAATCATTTCTAATGATTTAATATTTTCATTTCCAAGAACTCCTGTATACACAGATGCTTCAGACATGTCTTCTCTAAATGAGGAAGCCCATACTTTATAATTTGAAGAATCCATACCAAGATATTCTAGAACTCTTAATCTTTCTTCAGTACCACTACCAACATGTTTATGAGTTGTTTGAACTATTGGTTTTTTTATTTTTGTAAAATAGTTACCTACTAAAAAATGAGCTAATAATTCTTCTGGTTCATGATGCCCCAATCCTCCAACATTTACAATATCCATAATAGCACCAGAACTAAAATAAAGACCTCCAACAAGCATTCTTCCAGTGGAAGCTACAAAATCTTCACCAGCTTCTTTGTAAAACCCTTTCCACATTTTATCCACATCAACTTTATTGTATATTGCTTTTATAGCTGCTATAGCTTCGTTTCTATCTATATCAACATCGCCTGGTCTTCTCCTAGATGCTGATTTACCAATTCCAAGCATAGATTTTGAATCGGATAAATAACTATCTTTACTTAATATTCTCAAAACTGAATTTGCTTCTTCAGATGTCATTTTATCAAAATCACCTTGTTTCATCTTCTTTTTAACAGATGGTATTACTCTCCATAATTTTTTAACTTGCTGAGCTATATGAACTTTACCACCACCACCTATAGCTTCTACACCCGGTAAGAATAGTGAAAATACAACAGCATCTTTAATTGCTTTACCCGGTTCAAAATCTTTTTCTCCAGCTATTGCATAAACGCCATCTTGAATTAAATTGTATGTTGCAAAATTCATACTTAAATCAGCCCATTTAGCAGCGTACCCAGCTATCATTTCTTTATGCTTATTAGTTAATGTTCTGCCTAATTTATTTTCAACATATCTACCAAGAGTGTTAATGTGAACACCTCTCGATTTTAATCCATCAGTTGTTGCCTTTACAATTTGGGCTAGGTCTTCAGTTTTAGCAGTTGGAAAAGCTTGTTTTAAAGATTTTGCCAATCCACCCATTACTTGAGCTTCTACTTTGTTAATAGCTTCTAAAGAAAGTTCGTATGAATTAATTGCACCGGGAGGAGGAGGCCCACCTCTCCAATTTGCAAACCATTTACTTTCTCCCTTAATAATAGGTTCATCAAATCCTTTCTTTAAAGCTTCTGAAACTTTATCTACAGAACCAACATTACGAGCTCCTTCTGCTTTTGCTCCTAATTCGATAGCTTTAGAAGTAACTCTACCAGTCCCAGCTTTTATTACTTGACTACCAGCTAGCCTTATACCCTTACTAACCCATTTCATAGGGCTTATAAATCCAGCAGCTTGGCCAAATACTTCTCCCATTTTAGCAACACCTTCAGTCCCCTCTTGATAAGGTTTCCATCCAGTTGCCCCTTCTAATAGAAAACCGGGTATATCAAAAAGAGCAGTGTCTACAAATCCCCATACACCAGCTCCGACTGCGTGATGTAATCCACTAGCTTTATCCCCTTCTTTAAGATGACTTACATCATAGGGTTTTTTATCTCCTACGCTTGCAAATAAATCTTCATATAAAGTTCTTTGAGTTTCTTCACCCTCTCTCTGAACTGGCAATGAGGGAGTTGTTGTAGATATTTTTTCTCTATCTCTTCTTAAATCATCAAGAAGTCTTTGAGTTAATGTGTCTAATGCCATTATCTAGGTGAAAGCAGGTCTAACCCCTGTCCTATATCGAATTTTTTCCTTGTTAATCCGTACTCACCCCTTAAATCAATATTGAGTTGTTTTAAATCAGCTATATCTCTTCCAAGAGCGTCTACTCTTTGATTAATTGCAGATTTTATAGCATCTTGATGTTCAACTCTTTCAGCTAATGCAGTTGGTATAGACTGACCCAAACTAGTAAGGTCATTTGCTTGTTGGATATACTCATCTAAAGCATCTAAATCTTTAAAGCTATCATTAAGATGTTGTTGCTTTGTTTGTAATTTAGACTCAACCATTCTAAGTTGCGAAGCTGGGTCATTACTCCATTCAACTTCAGTTTCTTTGCTAGTAGGTGGTTGTTTCGTTTTTACTTCTTTTTCTAAATTCTCAATAGCTTTTTGGGTAAAGGTAAAATCTTTTTGTAGCTGATAATCTCCTTTCATAAAACCTTCAGTCTCTTCTAATAAATCAGCTTCTACTTTTTGAGCAGAAGTCATGCTATTTAATACGTCCATAACTTCTTCATTGTCTCTCATATCAGCAGATATATAATTCATCTTTTTTAAAGCTTCTATTAATTTATAATCCTTAGTCCCCTTTCTAGGCATGGTACCCTTATTAGCCATCTCACCAATAGGAGATAATAACTCCATTAATGGGTCAGCATCTTTAGCGGTGTATAAAGCCCAAGTTGCAGATACAAGTCGACTAGCTGTTTCTTTATCTATGCTATCCTTTCCTAATACCCCCGGCCAATATGATTTATCATACATAGCATCAACAGCGTCTGTCATTCCTGTGTCTTTATCATGATGAGATGAATAAAGACCAGCTAACCCAGATTGAGTAATAAATTTATTAGCAGCTTTTAACTTTAAACTGTCATTAGTCCCTTTCATTATCTCCAAGTTCTTTGCCATTGTTTGCATATCAGTCATTCTTTTTGACTGGGAATATTGCATTATTTGTAAAGCTTGCTGAACGTCAGATTTATCTTGAGCTTGCTTATATTGTAATATTCTATTTAAAGATTGTAATACGTCAGAACCGTATGGATTTACTGCCATTATGAGAACCATCCTTGATTAGCTTGTTTGTCAGCTAATTCTTTTTCCATCATTAATCTACTTTTTTCACCTCTTATTCTAGACTTTTCAGTTTCTTGAAATTCTGTTATAGTAGCCATGTCTTCTCCAAGTTTACCCATAAGTCCTTCCATTCCAGATGTATGCGTAGCTGCAATTCTTTTATATTGAGTAGATTCTTTTTCTTTGGCTGTCCCAGATACTGCCATATTACTTTTTTTAACAATGTTTTGTAATTCTTTATTTGTGTCGGCTATTGTAGTATCCATTTGAAAAGAAAAATCTCTTTTGTCTTTTTCATGTTGTTGAAGTGCTAAATCTTTTCTAGCTCCAACTGCAGTTTCTAAATTCTTTTCAGCGGATTCTAAATCATTAATACCTTGTTGAGCATATTTAGAAGTTGTTCTTGCAGTACTTTTTTGAGATTGATTTTGTTTATGAGTTTGATATAGACTTAAACCAAATCCCAAAGCTGTAAAAGGGTCAAAGTATTCTTTTAATCCAGTCTCAGGGTTAGTTGTTCCAGAGCCGCCTAAAGATTTAAGTAAATCCCTTTCTTGTTTATTGACATGAACTAATTCAGTATCTCCAAATCTTCCCTTTTTTGCAGTATTGGATAAATGTTTAGTTGCTATCGTTGCCATTGTTAACCTTTTTTATTAAGACCACTGGTCTGTATAACATTTTCGCCTTCTTCATCTGGATTATAATCAGTTGTGTTTAAAATATCTTCATTCCAATCTACATCATCAAACATTGTATCAACATCTAAATCTAAATCATTATCTTCATTTTTAACTTTTTTATCATTTGAAAGATTGGATAAAGACTTTTTTATTTTATCTACAAAATTTGGTTTATTTTTATTTGGATTATCTTTTTCATCACTTACTGGAGTAACATCCCCACCAGATAAATCTACAGATTCAACATTTTGTTTTAATTCACTTGCTCCTAAAATTTCATCGCCCTTTATTACGATACCTGCCCTAGATAAGCTATGTACTTTACCAGATTCATCTTGAAAATGATACAACTTTTCTTCCCCACTTAAATAATCCCAAGCTTTCTTTAAAACATTTCTATCATCTGGTAATTCAACTTCTTTTATTCCTTCGCTTTTTACATATGCGTCTTTTCTTTTTTCAAATTTCTTTTTTTCTTTAATGCCTCCATGTATAGTAGAACCAAGTTCTAAAGCAGTACCCACAGTTGCAAACATTGCTGATAAATTTTGTTGTTTTATCTGTCCAAGAGCTTGGGATTTATCAATACCCGTTCTTGCAGTTGAAAGAGCATCCGCTAATGAAGAGCCGTATTTACCAGCACTTTTACCAGCAGCTAGATGTGCAGAATATAAATTTTTAGCCATATATATTTAAAGTTTTACGATTTAATTTACCAAACATGTTACGCTTTATCTAATGCTTTCTTATAAAGAACTCCGTTACTTTTTACATACTCAACAACACCTTCAGTTGTTCTTCTTATCTCAGGAATTCCTTCTTTCATTTCTACTAAAACAGGAACTCCATTCCTGACTTGTATTCTTTCTTGTTTTTTGTGTAATGCGATACGTTCTTGTCTTGTCATTTTACGTTTTTCATCCTGAATACTATATTAATATCATTTATTTCAAAATCAGCTGGAACACTATTCCCATTAATATAAAATTTTGCACTATATATATTATTACCTTGAGATGATGAAGTTGGTTTTAATTCAGCTAAAGTCCAATCAGTAGAAGAACTTTTATCTAATAAAGGAGTGTCGCTTCCACTGAATTGATAATAATTTGAAACATCTGATTCACCATTTGTTGCATACTTGCAAGTAACTCCACTAGCATCTCCTTTATAAGTGAGATAAATTTTATGAAGTCTTTTTCTTTGGCCCGGTTGTCCAAATGTCATATCCTTAGTTTGAAATTTAAGATTACCGGCAGCTGATGTATCATCCCATTTTTTAAAAGACACATTAGAAGCGCTTGTTTTAGCGTGAATTAAATCATGATTCCAATCAACTACAAAATTAGATTTCTTATTACTATCATCAAATTTTGAATCACCAGTAACCCAACTTTTAGTAACCATATCATATAAATAAACATCTCCTAATCCACCACTACCAGCAGTTCTTACTACTATTATTTGTCTTTTCTTTGGAAGGTATCCACACATAGGATTTGTTCCTATATGAGTAGCCCAATCACTTTCTTTGATAATTTGCATACCATTATTTTCTAATAGGTCATGGACTTGTCTTCCGTCATACAAATAGCAACCTTCTTCATTTACCCAAGCTACACCGTAATCTGTTTCAGCAACGGAAGCTGGAGTTTTAATTCCTTTATGCATATGTGTCTCTTCTAAAAATTCTATTTCTTGAGATACATTTATTATATGCATTTTATGTTCTTTGTATTGTAATATTCTATCTGCGTATGATGCTAATGCTATTATTGAATCACCGTCTCTTACAGAAGCCTCTATTATCCTCCTAGACGGGAATACATCAAATTGATTAACATTAGACTTTAACATACCATCAGACCTTATTTCAGTAGTTCCATCTTCATTTTGCATTTCTATATTAGCTATATAAGCAACTCTGTTTGCAACAACAGCTGTTTTATATCTAGAAGATATAGATTTTTCATCTGATGATACACCAGTAATAGTTTCATACGAACCAACAAGATTCGGAGTTAATAAATTTTCTCTAGCTATTAAACAATTATATTCAGAATACACCGAATCAAAATCAAAATCAAAGTCAACTCCATTCGGATACACCTTTCCTTTTCCAAGAACTAAATCATATGCTGTCTGAAGATACCAATCTGTTTTTTGAGTTTCATCCTGTTCTCTCATATATAAATTGACTCCAGTTATTCTACTGTTCCAAAGACTAATATCTCCTATATTAAGTTTAATATTTGGACAATGATTACCAGTTGAAACTGTTTGTTGAAAAACTGTTGAATCATCTTTTTCATATAATTGCCTTATGAGGCTTTCCTGTTTTTCATCATAAATAAAAGATACACCAAAATTCCATTTCTTATCCCAACCAACTCCTGTTCCGACAGAAGCCGTACTCCAAGCAGCTTCAACGTAAACATCCATTGGAGATAGACTATGGCTTGAGTTACCAGCGTCTATAGCTTGATATAATTTTATAGAATCAATCTTTAAATTAGTAACATCACCACCTAAGTATTCATTGGATATAACTGCATAAAATCCTTTAGTAGTGTCTGATGAATCATCAGGCTTTCTAACTAATAATTCAGAGCTTGCCCCATGTGTATAATCTGTGTTATCAACATCCCAATAATAAGTTATTTCCGCTTGGTAATTATCACCGCTTATCTTTGTCCCCCAATCAGAACCATTTTTATTGTAATCATGTTCATGAGCTCCAGATGAACTAAATGTTGTTGAATTATCAGCGTCTCCAATTTTAAAATCAAAATGAATAGTTTCGTCTTGAGACTCAGGGGCTGAATCATCATATTGATACTTAAACTTTACAACTGCTTTTGCAATATTTACAAAACTGTCATTAGTTGGAGCATTGCTAGTATCAATCCATATTTGTGAATATGTTTTAAAAAACGTATCAGCGTTGATAGAAGAATATGTATGTATGCTATCATCATAAGTAATACCAGCAGATGCAATATTCTCATCAAACTTAGATGAGCTTGAAGGTTTTTCTATTTTTTGGTCTACAGTATACCATTTATTATACTCAACTTGCCTTGTGGATTGCATTAATTTTCTATCTATATAACCATACCATTTATTTATATTTCTAAGATTTCCAAAAGCTCCATCGGAAATTCTTAAAGCCCCGTCTACATTGTAGAAACATGGTTTTAAATCAGTTCCGCTTTCTGGTTGACCTAAATCTATTATACCATATCCCCAATCATCATTAACTCTTGAATAAACATCAACAACTGAATCAGTCTTGTTCATAAAAAATAAATAATCATCCCCAGTCTCAGCTGCGTTAATTGCACTTGCTGCCGCTAGGTTTCCTTTTGTCATATCATGGCTCATGTAATGCAAACAATAGCCGGGCGTAATAGTGACTCCATTTAAAGTAGGAGCGTCATGAGCTACATTAGAGCCCATCATTCTTACCTTACCTATTTCATCTACCATAATATCTTGAGCTAAAGAAAGTTCTTCAACCTTTATATCTCTTGGGTCTGCTTGACTATTTAATCCACCGTGAAATGGATTTATTTCCATTATTTGTTTAGGCATTTTCTGATTCTATATCTTCTATAATAAGATTCTGAGCATGTTCTGGTAATTCACATAATGTACAATCATCTTCTGTGAAATCGTATTCAGAATTAGCATCATGATTAAATACATCTAATCGAAGACCGCCTTCAACTCCTTTTAATCCAGCTCCTCTTACTTCTCGTACCGCTTGGTCTCTGGATTCCTGAATGGCATTAATCTGTTCAATGATTCTTTGCGTTTGCGACATCTTCCACACTCCTTTATTCTTCCTCCGGTGACAGTTTTAATTACACGACTAACGGTGTCACCAAGACCCTTGTCATGTCCAAACAAATCTACCCTTTTAGACATTAATAACCTTTACCTTGCTTATGACCTTTGCCATATTGAAGACTATCTGCACGTTGTACATTTCTTTTAAGTTTATTCATCGTTCTAGCATTTTTAGATTTAGCCATTTCCCACATTACTTTATCTTGCTCTTCTTGTTTTGTGGAACTTGCTTTTTGGTTTGGATAGCATGCTTTATGAGCTTTAGCTCTAGACATGCCTTTTTCCATTAATTTCTCTACACATTTTTTTGGCATATTATTTTCCTTTTTTAGCTTCCATCATTTTCATTCTATCTTTTTTAGAAACTGGTTTTTTAGGATTGTCATGTTTGCATCCAGCTAGGCTAGAGTATCCTAACTTTTTCCATTGCGCACATTTATCTTTACTTTTCCATGGTTTGATTTTATCCATCGCACCTTTAACTTTATTTTTAGGAATTTTCATATTGTATTTCCTCTTACCGCCTGTTTTTAATTTACTTCCTCTACCTGTGTCTTCAGAAGAGACATCAGATAATCCAATTACGTCAGCCATTTATACCCATTCTGCTATTTAGTTTAGCAACTTGCTCTTTTAAATGTTCTAATTCATCTAATAAAAAAGTAATTGCCTTGCTCAACTCGCTTTGAACATCGTCTTTTTTTGTTGTTTTTTGTTCTTTTGCTTTTGGCATAGTATTTCCTTTATTTAGCTCCGAAGACCTTTGACCAGAATCCTTTCTTTTTCTTCTTACCTTTCTGTCCAATCTTCTTACCTTTTTTCTTTTTCTTTTTTACATCTTCCATAGCAACTATAGCTGAATCTGTTTGTACTGGTTCGGGTTTCGCGGGGCTACCATTAACTATTGCCATGAAAAGTATCATTTCAATTACTTTCATTTTAGACACCTAACCTTTTTAACAATACTCCTTTGATTATTTTCCAAAGCGCTTCTAGTATTGCTTTTTCTGTTTTTTCACTAATTATTGGGATATCAACAGCTTTGTTAATTTCATCAATAATCTCATCTTTTGTTTTATCAGATAATAACTCATCTGCAATCATCTTAACTAACATTACGACTCCTTTATTTTCTTTGTTTTTAAATATAAATAATAAATCTGAACTGCAAACATTATACACATTAAAATGCCTGACAATAAATCTGTCCAATATACAAATCCTAATCCTGTTGTCATCCCAGTTGCCCTTAAACTATCCATTAATGTTTCCCATTTATTCTACTTAAAGAACCATCTATTCTTGAAACTTGATTATCTAAATCATTTATTTCTTTTGTTAATGCATCAAACTTTCTATCTAATTTATCATCCGATTGATTCCATCTTCCAATAAGTTTAATGACCATCGACTCCATATTTTCAAGAGTTTCTGATTGTCCCCTATTTTCTGTTTTTAAATCTTCTAATACTTCTTGTTGCTTAGCTGCTTTATTTGACATTTGCACTACTAAATATACAAACATAGCACCAACAACACCAATCATGCCAGCTTCACCGTATAATGCTAAAAAATCCATTATTTCTTTTTCCTACCTAATGCTTTTTCATACCATTTTAATTCTTCTTCTAATTCAGCAAATCTTTCTTGTTCTTCAGCAATATGTTTTTGAACTAATTCTGCTATTTGAATATCAGACTCATAAACCTTTTTTTCAAGGTCAATAATCCTCGTTTCAATTCTCCAATAACCATAAACCAAAGTTGCGACAAGAACGCATCCTTGTGCAAGCCATTTAAGATTAATGCTAACAATGGCGTTGTCATCAAGAACGGTAGCGCGATAACTTCTAGCGGTATCTGGCTTTCCACTCACTTCACCTCCCATCCGCATACAGACCAACCAGAGTCACACCCTGTTAATATAGTCATTACAAAAATAACCAATAAAAACAGGATGTACCCTGTAATCATCTGATGCTCAGGTTTAGTATTTTTCCACGAAAACATATTGCACTTTGATGTTGTAGCTTGTACTACTCGACCACTTCTGCTTCTTCACCATTATCTTCAAGAGCCTCTTCTAATTTCTTCATAAAGAATTCTCTTCCACCAGTCAACTGGTCTAGATTGAATTGCGAACCTGCAATCTTCCTATCTAGGTCAGCCACATGATTTACAAGCATTGCTTGTTCTTCTGTGAAGTCTTCAGGTTTATACTCAACATCATTGATAACAACTTTCTGAGTTTCTTTTTTTGTTTTATCAGACATTATTTATCCTTTTGTTTACAGAGCTTTTATATCAGTCTTCAAGGCTTCCCACCCTGCTTTGACTGCTGTTTGCTCTGCTATGTTATTGTCGCATCTTGCAATTTCATTATCACAATCTGCAACGGTTACGGTTTGAACATTATCAGTACCTGCAGCCCCAGTCTCAGGGTCGAAGGTCTTCTTTGTTAGTTTGATTTCTTCATGGCTCACTTCAGCACTTGCTTTACGAACCACAACGCCTTTATCATCTTTTACTTCTGAAACAGCAGGAGCATCGACTACCTTAGTCTTCGCCACCGACCATTTCTTGTTTTTCTTTCTGGTTGCATAGTCTTTCATTCTATACTCCTTTTTATTATAATTCCTGTGTTACTTCCCAAACTGATGTAATGTACCAGTCAATAGTACTGCTTGGGTCAACACTTGCTTTTATGTGTAAACTTACTTTATCTAATGCACCTACTGATGGAGTAGCACTAAAACCAGCTTCTGATAGGGTGAAAGCTGTGTTATTACCATGAGACCCAGCACTCGTTTGAGTAGCCACAGTATCATCAGTTGTGTCACCATCATCTTGTTTCTTTAAAAATATCTTAAATGTTGCTGCTGCATTTGAAATTGTTTCTGGTCTTAAAATAATTTTCTTTAATGTCATAGCAAATGGAGCCATGTAAGCAACTTGAGATGCATTAGCATTTGTTTGCTCACCTGTTCCAGCCCAAGGAATAGCGTGTTCAGTTGTTCCAATATCATCAGAAAAGTTGTGAATAAAAGTAACTAAATATTTACCTTCTATTCTTCCTGATGTGCTAATAGCTCCATTAAACTCAACATCGTCATCTTTAATTCTCATTGCGATGTCACCACCAGTATAGACATCTATCATGTCATTGGCATTGTAGTGTAAATAAGTATCACCACCAGAACCATCAAATCGTAGATAAGAATCAACTGATGATGTACCTGCTAAACTAAGTGTAGTCCCAGATAAATGAACATTACCTTTAGCATACATAGCCTTATCACTTCCACCCCATTCAACTACACTTGCCCAAGAACCACTTTCCTTAGACTGAATATCAAACATACCATCTGTCTCAGCAGATAGCCTCCAATTATCAGCATTGTTATCATTGTTATCAGCTTGTATGTAAACATAGGCTGCTGTGTCATTAGCTGCTTTGACTACTAACGAACCCGAATAAACGCTTAATTGCCCATAAAACATAGCGTGTTGTGATGAGTCTATGGTTAAAGCAGTTGTGCCATCTGTAACAAAGTCTTGTCTATCTGTTTGAAATCCTATATAATTATTACTATCTCCACTATGGACAATGTTAGCAGGTATATATAAGTCTCCACTAAAAATAGCAGTTTGTGAAGAGTTAATTGATAATGCTTGTGTTCCACCTGTAGCAAACGCTAACCCATTTGCTTCAGTACGAAACATTCCAGTATCTGTATCATCTTTAAATGAATAAGCAGGAGTAGCCAAGGCTCCTGAACCAACATTCATTCTTCCGTCTTGTGTATGGTGAGACTTACCATAAGATGAACCATCTAAACCTGCATTGCTTTGCCCTGCTGTTGTAGTATGCTCAAGAGTGTTTGCACTATATCCACCTTCACTACCAAACTCAACTGTTGTAGTTGATGTGAGAGCTTGAATATTGACCTCTAAGGTCATATCGTGGTTATAAGTACCTGTTGTTGCTTTCTTTAGAAATACATCAAAGTTTTCATTACCATCACTAACTATTTTTATTTTTAATTGACTATAATCACCATTCCAAGACTTTAATTGAATATCTTGATAATGACTTACCATAATATCTATTACATGACTATGTAGATGCCCAGATGAGGACACGCCTTTTAATGTCATTTTTATAACATTAGTAAGTTGGTCACCAGTTACTTTACAAGCATGAAACCACTCATCAGCATCAAAGTTTGCTATAGTGGTAGTATAAAATTTGTGACCATTTAAAGTGACAGTATTGCTAAATGTCGCACTTTGGTCTGATGCAATAGTAACCGCAAGAGTACCAGCTCCACTTGTTCCACTATAAATCTCTAATTTACCACCATTATTTCCTCCATAAGAACGGATATAACCACCAAGATTAGTTCTACCTTCTCCACCTATTCTTTGGTTTCCACTTGAATCTGCGTCCCCTATACCACCTGCATTTATATATAAACCATTAATAGTTCCTGAAGTTATCGAACCAGTAACTGTTAAATCATTTCCAATCCATAAATCAGCACTATTGCTCAAATGCATTATCTTTGTTCCACCATCAATAGTCGCACTATTATGCCACCATTCAAATGGATTGTGACCTCCATTAGCATTTGAATCTGCAATAAAATGCATAGTATCTGAATCAGTAGTAATGGCAGAATTAGTTCCACCTGCATTTATATTTAGATATGCCCCACCAAATGTAGAGTACCCAAGTTCATTAATTTGCAAAGCAGAAAAAGAAGAACTTGTACCAGCATCATTCATTGGCTGATATTTCATAATACCTTCTTCAAATACCCATCTTCCTGTCTTCTTACCACTCGCTGCACCAGTATCATTAAAGTAAAGACTTGATTCAACTGCATCCGTAATAATTAAATCAGCAGTAGTCTCAGTAATATCCCCTAAAGATGTAGCACCTATAGTTACAGAACCATTCGGAGATATAGATAATCTTCTTGTAGTGGAACCACCAGAAGGCTTTGTCCATATTGAATACCAATCAGTTGAACTTTGATATATTCTTAGTTCACCCGTACTATTCTCTACATAGGTATGAGTGCCATCATGCATCATTGTATAATCATTACCATGACCAACTCTTAGATATTTACTATCAGCACTTACACCTGTATTACCATAAAAAGATGTAGTTCCTGAATCGGCTACTACCATTCTAGTAGCAGTAACTCCATCTTTAGTAGTTTGAAGGCATAAATTAGCAGATTGGGCTCCTGAACTAGCAAAATCTTCCGTTCTCTCAGAGAATATCTTAGCACCAGTTGCCCCAGCGTGTCTTAATCTAATTGCTACTGTTTCATCTGTTGAGCCTGCAGCAGCACTATTATCAAGAATGAACTCTGTAGCAGCACCATCATTTGCTTGTACTGCATGAAGAATAGAACCTGGACTCGCAGTTCCAATGCCGACATCGCCACCGATTGTAGCACCATCCTGTGAAATGACAGTTGTATATTGACCATATCCACCAACATTAAGACTTCTAGTGTTTTCAAGATTTATGTCTTTATCAAAAAATGTACCTGCTGCTCTATCTGTGTATATGTGACAATAAGTACTATTCATAGGACCAAGTTCAAGATACCCATCACCAGTATCAATCTTTAGTGAATTAGCACCACCTTGTGTTAAATATGGCTGGCTTCCTACCCCAACAATAAATCTTCCCGATATTACATCCCCACCAAATGCAGCATTGCCATTAACATTAAATATTTCAGTCATAGAGCTTGAACTATATCCAAGTCCAACTTTACCATCTCCAGACACTATAAAGGCATTTGCAGAACCACCAGTTTGAACCTTCAAGCCGTGCGCCCCACTTCCTGAAGAAGCTATTTGAATGTGAAGACCATTGTCCTCACTCTGACTACCTGTGTTATTAATGTGTCCTAAATAGCTTCCATTACCTGTATCACCAGACACAACAAGAGAGCCACCGATGTTCACATTCCCAGCAAATGTGGCGTGACCAGATGAATTAATAGATATACCAGTTCCATTTGAACCACCTATAGTCATTGTTGAAGCATCGGGGTCGTACTTGATTATACCACTACTAGCTGTTCCACTATCATTTTCAGCGTACATATAAATCTGGCTATCGCTTCCATGAATATGATTGTACAACATAATTCCATTTGGAGTACCTGCACTTCCAGTAGTAGAGTCCACATGAAGGGTTTTTGACATTCCTGAAAATTTATTTATACCAACTAATCCACCACTTGTTATTACCAATCTTTCAGTTGGGGCAATGTCACTTGTTGAATCTCTAGTTGCGAATACTAAATCAGCTTTAGTATAAACACCTGCATCTACTACCTTTGCACCAATAGCTACTGGCTGATAGGCATTAATAAGTCCAAAGCCTATTTGAGCAAGATGACCAACTGAATTTGTATTATCCGATGAACCAGAATCTATAGATAAAGGCATCCCTGTATCGACTTTTCCGATAGAAGAAGATTTAGCAGTAGATGAAATAGTTAATTTTGGATTTAATGCTTGGTCTCTTCCTATAACGGTATTCCCAGAAATATATGTAGTACCACCTACCTCAAGTTTAAAGTTATCATCAGTTGAACCGATAGACACATTCCCAGAATTGAGAATCTGCATATGCTGAGAGCCATTATTTGTATAAAAGTATATTCCAGTATTATTCTGTGCTTTAATAGTCCAATGTCCACCCTCATCTAAAAATCCTAATCCATAACCAGTCGCATAAACCCATCCATCGGTATTACTTGATGAGTTAATAAATTTTATACCTTCTTCACTACCTGCACTTTTTATTCTTAACTGGCTATAATTAGTTGAACCAACTATAGAAACATCACCATCGTGTGCAATAGAAAGTTTACCTGCTATGTCACATATATCACCTGAACCTTGTTGCACAACAGTAAATGCTGTGTTCCCTGTAGTAGATGTATGGGTTACTTGACCAGTAGCAGTAATGTAAAATTGTGAATTACCTGAACCTACTGCATTTAATAAATGACCTGATGTATTTGTAAACCTTGCACTACCTGCTACATCGAGTTGATATGTATCTGGTGTCTTATTTATACCAACTAATCCATCAGAGCCTTGCACAAATAAAGCATGGGTTTTAGCATCTGATTCAATTCTAAAATCAAGGTCTGCACCATCCTCATTAAATACAGTACCAGAAGCACCATCGAGATTTGCCATAGTAACGCCATTGGCAAAAAGTAATATATTATTAGCAGATGTTTCTCTTAAACCAGTATCACCATCGCCATCAAGCCAAATTGTTTTTGTCGCAGGAATAATTATATCAGAAGTTGTTTGAATCTCTCCACCAACAGTAACTACGCCAGTATTAGGATTAAGAGCAAGATTTACACCTGATGTAGTTTTAAACTGACCACCAGTTATTGTAAGATTCCCCAATAAATGAGCATTCCCAGTATTAGAACCACCACAAGTCACCTTAAAGGCTTCACTTCCATTATTAGTTTTTAATAAAATAAGATTTGGGGCATTTCCAATATTTTCTACAACGATAGCATCATTATCATTAGCCTTAACATAAAGTGAATCAAGTCCATTTCCATATACGCTTAGTTGTCCTTTACTGCTAGGAGCTATACCCATTCCAATTCTTTGAGATGAATCTATTGTAAGAGCAGTAGTACCGCCTGTAGCAAAAATCATAGTATCTGCTGAATCTTCTTCTATGTATGTATTACTACCACCATCTAAGTATAATTTTTCTGTTGAGGACACCTTGACTGGCATATCCTTAAATTCAAATCCTGTGTCAGAGATTTTAAATCTTTCAGTACCACTTGTATAAAATGATTGAGTGTCAGTACCGAATCCTATATAGTTATTAGTATCACCATTATGTATTATTTCATCATTAACATATAGCTTATCTGTTGTGGTGCTACCACCTGCTATTGTAGTACCTGCTGTTGCACCATCACCTTTATATATTGTTAATGTACCATCATCACTAGCACCGCCAGGGGCAAATGTTAATCTTTTCTCAGAGCTATCAGCAGATGATGTTTGAAATTCAATAGCACCAGAAACTAGTAGAGCACGCCAACTATTACCACTATTAGCAGTAAGAGCAGATTGACCAGTTACATTTAAAGTATTACCCACAGTTAATCCATCATTAACGCTTACATCATCTTCAAGAACAATTTGAGAAGCTTCCATTCGTACTTTTCGAGTACCAGCAACTGAAAAATAAAGTTGGCTAGTCCCTGGCTTATACATACCAGTTGATGCTTGGTCAGTAAAGGCATAAGCTGGGGCTGCTGCTGTGCCACCAACAGCTAATGTTTGTCCATATGTAGTAAGCTTCTTATCATGCCCAATCATAAATCCTAACTCAAGATTAGGGGCTGAACTATCGGCATCACTTGTATAGAATTTAAAAGAGCTTGTATGCACTGCCCCAGGTTCATGTACTTGAATTCTAGCAGTAGCAGTAGATGCTCTATGGAAATCAATTACACTATTATAATGGGTATTCTTTATTAAGATACCTTCATTCTGTGCACTTAGACTTAAAGTTAAATTCTCAGAGTTTATTATTATATCGCCAGTCGCATAAAGTTCTAAGTCATTACCTTCTGTACCATATATTGAACCTAGAGTGCTTTGATTTGCATTTTTAAAATAAATTGCAGGTCTACCTGAACCTATTGCATTTAGCTCTATACCTTTATAATTAGCAAGAGAAGTAATGACCAGACCATGATTTGTAGTCTCATCAATGGTTTGAGTGCCACCAAAAGTTTGAGATGAACCAGAACCAGCTAATGCGAGTTTTTTCCAAGTAGCCATTATTTAGGCTCGTTATCTTTTTCGACTTGTTTTTTAAAAGCAGTATTTAAACGTTGTAGGAGTTTGGCAACACGAGGTGAATCAACACCTTTTATTGGCATGTTTTCAATAGATGCTTTTAATAAATATAGTTCGTCAGATGAAAGTTCAAGCTTCAAGATTAACCTTATGCATTTCAGCTAATTTATTTAAAACAGAATATGCAACCTCTAATTCAGTCCCCTCAAAAGAAGACCTCATAATAAGTTTTAATAAAAAATCTGTATCTTTTACATTTAATTTTTTTATTTCTATTGTATTATCTGTTTTTTCTTTTACATATTTAGACATTAAGCAACTCTTACATAAAGAGTATCATCGTTTGTATTTAAACAAAGCGAACCAATTCCAGCTGAATTTCCTGAAGGAGCTCCAGCGTCTGCTTTGTAATCCATAATTGCTATTGCAAAATCTGCTTGGTTACTAGCTTGATGATTTGAAAGACTCCATCCAGTTAATCCTTTTATTGCTCCAGCTCCATCATAAGTTCCATCATTACTAGCTCCTATGTCTTTTGTCCATTTTAATTCAGGCCATTCCGCTTCTGTCCCACTTGTTTCAACTTGGATTCCAGCTCCATCCGCTGTATCTGGTGTGGGGGAGGATGCATTTGCTATCATTATTAATTTATCTTCTACTTTTAGATTAGTAGTATCTATGCTTGTAGTAGAGCCATTAACTGTTAAGTTTCCTGTTACAGTTGCATTTCCAGCTACTGATAAATTACTATCAAGAGTAGCGGCCCCAGTAACATCCAATGTACCAGCTACATCTATATTGTCTGACAATTTAGAGCCGTCTATTGCATTAGCTGCCACTGTTACTGCACCAGCATTTGTCATAGTTACATCCCCAGATAAAGCCGCTGCGGTAAATCCAGTTCCATCACCTATCAATATTTGAGTATCAGTTACTGCTTTAGCCGAAACTGCACCTGCAGTACCAGCATCCCTTACAAGGACTGTATTAGCCGAAGTTTGTTGAATCTTACTATAAGTAACTCCCCCATCTTCTATCATAGATGATTCTACCGAGTCATCAGCGATAGTTACTGCTCCAGTATTAGACATTGTAACATCACCACTTAAAGATACTTCAGCTTTCGCATTACTACTATTTCCTAACCATATTTTAGCGCTAGTTAGTGAAGTGTCACCTAAAGCTGCTTGAGTATCTACATATGCAGTAGTAGCCACCTTTGTTGAATTATCACTTGCCGACTGCGTGGTGGCTGTTGAACTTCCAAGAGCCGCTGTCGTTAGTGTTTTATTTGTTAGAGTCTGTGATGAACTAACATCAACCAACTCTTTCCATGTTGCCATATTAAACTCCTACGTTTATTACCCCATTGTAATTTACTATATCTCCAGCCGCGGGGTTTGACGGCAGAGAGCTTACATTTTGAAATTTTATAGTACCATCTTCTTTTGCTACTAATAAATCATTAGTCCCTTTCCTCAATGAAACATCTGTGTCTCCTAATTTTACCTTACCTTTAGTACCATCACCTCTTTCCATAGTCCCGCTTTCAGCGCTCATAACCAAGTTTTCATGACCAGCTTTAGTAAAAGTAACAGAACCTTTTGTTTTAATATTTGTTTTTAATTCAACTTCCCCAGCCGTAGAAACATCCATTACTTCATGAACTGAATTACTAGAATCTCTTAACTTTATTGCTTTAGATGTCATGTCTCCATGAATATCAATACTAGCTGTTGTAGAAGTTGAACCAACTTGCAATAAATTTGTACTTACCCATAATGCACTAGCTACACCTTCTCCATCAAATATTTGCTTAGCTGAACCTGTTAAACCTTCATTTGCAGTAGTTCCAGCTATAGTTAATAAATCTTTATAACTATCTTTTATTAATTGCCCTGCTAGATTAGCCATTAATCACCCCATGCCAATGTTAATAAATTCCAATTATCTGCGTTGCTATCCCAATAAGGTATAAACCCAAAATCTGTAAGAAAATAAACACCCTCTATTCCATCTGGGGAATGTGTAAAATTCCCAGCTACTTCACCTGATTGAGTTGTCCAAGAAACCCCTACTTCATTACCTTTATATGTAAATGAACCAGTTGCTCTCTTATCATTGTAAGTAAAGGAACCAGCGTTTTCGTTTGCGTCAGTTACCCATGTTGTCATGAAGGAATACCGTTATTGAAGTTTGTTGAATTTTCTATTTCATTCAAAGCTTCTTGCTCTGTGTATTTATATTTATTGGTATTACCAGAAACCATAAGGTTTAAAACTTCCTGACTTGTCATATCGTAGTAACCAGAATTCTTATATATAATATTCAAAGCTTCAGTAGATGTGTATTTTTGATATGATATTCCACTGTAATCTACAGAATTATGAGTTCCTAAAGATTTTAACTTTTTGTTAAGAGCTTCTCTATAGGTGTACTCATGCAAGTCATCACCATTTATTGAATTCATTCTTTCTTGTAAACTATAATCTTGTAAATTAGCCATTATTTTATTGAATAAGTTGCACTAGGAACAGATACAGAAATTACTCTTTTATTACTTTCATTATCACCTAGCTTTTTATAAAATTGTTTTAAATAATATTCTTTTCTTTCAATATCTCCATTTTCTTCATGTAGCATTGCTCTTACATAATCAACAACTGCTAATGACAACATTCTATTTAAATTAACATGGTCATCTTCATCTGGGGAAGCTTGTTCTGTAAGAGTTGGCTGAGCTCCTCCATTTAATGCATTTGGGTCATTATCTACAAAAGCTTCAATAAAAGCAGTCCCTTCAAACATAAGTCCATTTGTTATGCTTTCATCTGGATACATTAAAGTATCCCAAGTATTATCGACTGGTAGCCTTACTTTATATCCAGCTATAGTTGCAATCT